CCGTGTCACGCTCTGTGTTGAGGTCGTTGACAGCCTTAGTCTTCTCAAGGTTGTAGTTGTCAATGATGATAGAAGTCAGCGCCGAAAAGATGTTCTTCTGCTTGCTGACATAATCAGCTATAGAGGCAAGGGATTTGTCCTCAGCGTCTTGCTGTGCCTGTGCTTTCTTATCTGCGGCGTCCTTGTCGGCTGCCGCTTGCGCTGTCGTGGCGTCCTTGTCGGCTGCCGCTTGCGCTGTCGTGGCGTCCTTGTTGATCTGTGCCTTCGACTTCGCCACCCACTGAGCTACCGCTGCCGCATTGGCGCCGGCCTTCAAGTCGGCTGCGGCCTCGAGGTCAATGGCATGGAGCTTGTCCTGCAACTCAGTGTGCGTCAGATCATAGATCTTGTTTGTCAGATCTGCGTTCAGCTTTACCCTGGCGTCTGCTGCGCTCGTATCAGCTGCTACAACTGCGCCCGCTGTCGTCGTCGCTGTCTTGACAGTCGTTTTCCCTGCTTCTGCCTGCTGTGTTGCCTGTTTGTTCATCGCCGCGCCGCGCACACCGTCGATGTTGCTCTGCAGCTCTTGCTCAATGACGATACGGTCATTTGCCCGAGCTTTCTCATAGGCAAGCTGCTGATCAGCAGACCAATTGCCCTGTGCCACCATCAGCTCAATGTTGTGCGCCGTGTCCTTATCCCACTGGGCCAGCTTTGCTTTGAGCTTCTCGATATTGTCACTGGACGCGCTCGTTGACAGATCGGGATTCATGACGGCGTTGTACTCTCTCCATTTCTGTGTCGCGGCCACTACCACACCTGAAAGCAACGCAACGGCACCCATGATCCAGCCAAGCGGTCCAAGGGTTCCGTTGACAGCATACCCGAACAGCTTGACGGCAAGGGCCGCGGCATCGACGTACGCTGTGGCGACCTTGAAGGTGACAAACGCTCCAACGACGCCTATGATGACCGGGGTGATTGCATCCCAGTTCCTGGCAATGATAACTGCAACGTCCACGAGAAAGTCGAAGACGCGCTTGGCGTTGGTAAAGAACACGGTGATTGCCTTTCCGACGTTATCAGCCCATTCCTGCAGCGAGCCGTTCGCCTTCCACTCTTCGATTTTAGCGATGACGATTGCAACCGCTTTCTTAAACGTATCTGCGAGCCCGCCCGCCATAATGTCGCCTTGAGCACTGACGCCCGCCATAGTCCTCAGAGCGTCATCGGCTACATCCAGAAGACTCTTTTTCAGCCCTTGGATACTGTTCGCCCGTAACGCGGACCCGTCCTTTGACCGCTTGTCTATGAGGGAGAGCAGCGCAGTTTCAAACGCCGCCTCGTTGACGATCTGGCCCTTCTGGTTCGCGATCTGGACGCCCTGCTCCATTTTGGCGCCCTCTGCCAGGACCATAGCCTTGTTTATACCATAAGCGCTCAATGCTTTCGTCTGCCCGAGCAGGAAACGCCCGTATGCCTCTGCCGCCTGTCCAACGTCACCGTTCGTGGCGCTGGCCATATTCGCCACTTGCGGCAATACCACCTTGGCGTCCTGACCGAACTTTGTCAAAGCAACGGTGGCAGCAAGCAACTGGTCATCAGTAAAAGGAGTTTTTGAGGCCAGAGCGAGGGCAGACGCGACCGCCTCGCCCGCCCGCTGAGAACTGCCCATAAGTGACGTGAGCGAGAGACGATACGTTTCGATCTTGGCAGCACTGTTGAGGGCCATGGTTCCAGCGCCAACGAACGCGCCGATCATGGCGGTACCAACAACCTTGATGGCTGTGCCAATGGCGTTCATCATCGGGTCAAGCGCGGCCGTTTCCTTCTGGAAGGTTTTGAGCTGCGAACTGACTTTTTTGAGCTCCGTTTGGAACTCAGCAGAATTCGCGCCAATCGAGACCACAAGCTTTGCGAGGGTACTCATGATTATCTCACCTGGTGGCGATCCTTTTTCACTTTCATCGCCTGGACGCCATAAACTTCAACAACAGCAGCCATGAGCCCGGAAAGGTCCGAAAGGTCCAGCTGCGCCCCCATGTCCTCATAGGTCAGTTCCCCAGGCTGTGCAATGTCCTTACGCCCCTGCGGTCTAGCAGCCACGTCGGCCCAGTGCGCCAAGGCGTACACGGCAGCCGGCACATCTGCCATCATATCCTCGAGGGTTGTGCTGTCCTTTGGATCCAGAATCGAGCTTGGGTCCACTACTTCCCCCGGCGGCAATTCCTCTACAGGAACGCCCAGGGCCTTGGCGTGAGCTTCATTTACCCTCATGACGGCCAGGCTCGCGCTGAACTGATGCTGCAGAATCGTGATCAGAGCTTCGAGTGACTTTCCAGTAACTTCTTTGTACCAGCCCGGCGTGGACACCATCAACTGCAAACGCCTTGTCTTACCGAGGAGCTCGATCTCTACAACTGGAACGGTTTGCTTATTCATTGCAGCCTCCTAAGGCTTGCCTTGTCAGCGATCGAACCGAGGAAACGGCCAGTCGACCGTCTTTTTCTTGACGGGCGTCTCTACCACGGCCTCACCTTGCCCCTGAACGTCCTCAGGTTGTGCCCCAGTAGGGTCAAGTTCGGCAGCCGGCGGGGTTACAACGACCGGCTCGATGACCAGGGAAACGACCGGATCCGGCGGATCGAACAGTCCAGGCGCTTCGACCTCTTGAACCACTGTCTCTGTCATGGAAATTGTTCTCTCCAAGGTCACGTGTGGCGGCCGTGATGGCGGAGGCGGGGTTAAAAAGTCAGGTCCCGAAGGCCTGGGTGGCTCAACATGCAATGTTTGGCGTGATGAGGGCGAAAGACCCAATCTGTCGCTGAACGCGAGTGCCAGAGAGCTTTCCTTCTGGGCCAGGAGCGCCCACGGTGACACCTTCGGTCCCTCCTTCCCGGATATCACAGCTCCGTCGACATCGACATGGCGTTGCGCTATCCGAAAATTTGAGGTATGAACCGCGAATGCCATCAATGTCGCCCTGTCAGCAAGCTGTAAATAATCAGGATTTGCTGAAAGTTCCCGGACCACGGTGCGGTACACCGTCTTCTGAGGTTCTGTGAGAGACGCCGGACAGGCCGGGGCACTAGACTTGTTTCCCGGTTCATCCGCCGTCCCGATGGGATTCATGACGGCATCGAGATCCTTCGTGCTCTTCTGGAAGTTTTTCAGCTCCGACTGGACTTTTTTGATCTCCGTCGTGAACTCAGAAGAGTTCGCGCCAATGGAAACGATCAATTTTGCGAGGGTCGCCACAGTTATCTCCTACGTCCAATCTTCAGTCAGGAACGCGCCAGCCAAGGTGTTCATTGCTGTCATGCCCTTGCCGGTCCATTGGTTGTGCGAAACGCTATGGTGTAGTTTGTAAGGCACATAGATCACGTCGGTTTTGTTGATGTGGTGCGCTTCGCAACCAAGAAAGGGAGAGTTCAGAGGAACAAAGCCAAGAATGCGACGCTTAGCGTGTCCTTTAGCGGTAGATATTTGTGTTCCACCCTTCCAGTGCGAAGAAAGTGGCCCAAACTTCCCAGTCTGAGCTGAAGACAGCTTCGCCCGAGCCTCAGACGACATAGGAATCCCCTTATTCCAACTGACGTGTCCTTTGTGCGATACGGACATCTTCGCCTTGCTTTCAGGTGAAGCATATGTCCCCAGGCGGCCAGACGGTTTTCCCATCTTTGCCACGGACATCTTTGCTCGCCCTTCGGGCGATGTTTTGCAACCAATGCGTGCCGCAGACATTAGCGCCCGAGATTTCTCCGACACACTATGACCGAGGCCGTTCTTGTTCCCCATGAGTGCTATAGATATTTTTGCACGTGTTTCGACCGTTTCATGTTCTGGCCCGGTATAGGGACGGCCCATGCTAGCCACAGAAATCTTGGCTCGTGTTTCCAGAGAGGTGCCATGCCCCATTCTTGATACGGACATCTTCGCCTTAGTCTCTTGTGTCATGTGCTGTCCCAACCTCATGTGGCCGCCTCTCCGATCACCTTTGTGCCGCCGAAGGCCTCTGTTAGCAGTTCAACCGTCGCCAGCATCTGTTCAGCCGTCTGTTCATGTTTCACCGGCCGGTCATACAGTAAGAAGCCGCTCATTTCGACAGGAGGA